GCTGGTGTTAGCCAGCGAGGTGCCTTGAGTCGTAACCACGACCTTCATCAGAGCGCGGGGGTCATCCACAACGATAGCTTCAATATCGTTAGCAGCAGTGTTTGCGGGATAGTACTGGGCAAACAGCCTTTGACTAGTGGTCGGGCTGGTGTACGAGCAACCCAAGAAGATGCCGATGGTACCGGCAACAGCGGTGCCCGGCGACGAAGCGGCGGACATCGACGAACGAACAACAGTACCGCCAGAGATTTGAACTACGTCACCATAGAAAATGTTTTGGCTGTAGTTGTACTCAATCGGTAGCTTGCGGGTAGCGCCAGCATACGGCAAACCGTCAAGACGGTTGACTGGCTTAAACCCATACGGGGCAGAAACAGTCGGATAAGCCATTTATAGCTCCTTAGATTATATTTAACCTTTGCCAAAGGACGTCGACGACTTGCGCTCTTTGAAGAGCGGCATGCGCGGGTCACTTTGACGCATCAAGTTGTTGTCCACAGCTTCCGTCTGCGCTTGAGTCTGCTTATTCACGTAATCATTGCGTTGTTCAACAAACTCCACAGGCGTCTTGCAGAGCAACAACCCGCCGATCTCAATGTTGTCCTTATAACGGGACGCTGGATCGACTAGCAGTTGGAATTTTGGTTGCTCCTCAATAGTGACGGGCTCCCAACCTTCACGTAGCTTGGACGAAAGGTTGCGCGGGTCAGCGGTATTAAGGGTTGAAACTCGAATCCAGCGATAGGCATAGCCAGGCTGACGATCCGGTTCCGGCAAAAGCTCAGCAGGCATCCACTGCTTGGGACGCTCTTGAGCTACGCGGGTTTCAATTTCACGAGCAATACGTTGTTCAGCCATTTGGGTTCTCCGTCTTCAAAAACTCCCTGACATATTGTTCAGGTGTGATTTGCAGCTTCTTAATCAAAGTAAGCTGGCTCTGCTTCAGCCTGACCTTCTTGGGGGCCGTACTGCGCGTTGCGGGAGCTACCACAGTTGCCGGTTTTGAACGGGACTGCTGGCCTTGCTCGTCTTCTCCAAATTCCTCGGAGAAACGTGAACGCATAGTTTTGTCCAGTGCGCTGTAATACTCATCAGAACCCACCTCGACGCCACTATCCCTAAGCTCTTCATGAACACCCAGGGCATATGCCGTCATTCCCTTATTGCGTCCAAACCACTGATTGCGCTCTTGCCACGCTTCAGCTTTACGGTCAACACGCGGGGGCGGTTGATACTGTGGTTCTTGTTGTACTTCTATTTCCTGCTCTTGTAAAGAGGGGATCCTAAAGCTATTTGCCTGCATTAGCTTCAAATTAGCAGTCTGCATAGCCTGCTGAGCTTCAACCAGCCTGTCGCTATCACCAGAGTCATATGCCTCTTTATAGGCACGCTTCGCCATATCCAATTCCATATTGGCGTTGCTTTGAATGGTGCTGACGTATTCCTTTTCCCCGGCAGTGAGGATCGTCTTCATCCGCTTGTTTTCTTCAACAAGCTTTTGCGCAAACGCTAGCGCTTCATTGTGTTCACGCAGAGCAGCCTCTTTCTCACGGCGCTCGTCGTGCCACACCTTTCGCATCTGTTTGAGCTTCTCCTTGACCACATCGTCATAAGAATCAAGCTCATCGCGCTCAAGCTCTTCCACAAGCGAGCGCGGCATAGGTTCGCGGCCACGGTCTTCCGATGGGGTGTCATCCTCGATCTCAATCTCAATCGAGGGCTTCTCCTGTTCATCAGGGAACTTGAATTCATCAACATCCATTTGAGGCATCTTGTCTGCTCCTTATTTACGTTTAATACCGCGCGGGTCATCAACAACTCCTTCTACGGAGTCATCGTTAATGATCCTGAACTCGCGGCCATGAATCACCAGCCTTGAGCCGGCATGCGGGCGAACCAACACAAAGTCACCCTGTTTGCACCACGGTCCCGTGGGGAACCGCTTTTCATCCTTATAACAATCAGGACCCAGATCCACGACGAACAACACCGTGGTCATCAGCTCCTCATTGCGAATGGTCAAATCTGCTTTGACCAAACCGCTTTCCTCAAACTCTTTGTCAATCTCAGGAATAGCGCACAGGATCCGGTAACCACTCGGCCGGGGAAGTTGTTTTGCCTTATCTTCGTTTGATGCGTCGAATTTATAGCCCCCGACAACCTCGGGGTTGCTGGCGTTTGTAGCCAGCAGGATGCCATCAGTCATCCGCGTTCTCCAGATTAGATGCGAGGTCTTTGATAATTCCACACGCAGCCTCAAGACCCCTTATTTGGCCACATGCAAACTTGTACTCTTCGTATGAAGAACAATTACCTACAGAAATAGCCTCAGACAGCATTTGAATACGATCCTGATAAGCGCTAATCAAATACTCAAAGTTACGGTCCATCGCTTACTCCCGTCCCTGCTTGTCTGACAAATGCTTCAACACATCAATACTTAGACGCGCCATCTCTTCTTCTCGGTTGTTCTTCAAACTCACCGCAGTCTTCAACGCATCAATCCGAGTCCGCTTGTCTTCTGTCTCTGCTTGAGACTGAATCCGATCACGCTCAACCTGAATTTGCTGAGCCTTAAGTTGTGCGTCGACCTGATCCTTCTGAGCCTTACGCTGAACCTCTTGCATCTTGATCTGCAGCTCTTGTTGCTGCAGCTGAACCAACGGATCCTGCGCCTGTTGTTGAGCAGCTTGTTGCGCAACCTCTTGTGAGTTTTTAGCCAAGAGTCTTTGCGCTGCTTGAGCCAACAAAGGCGACAACCGAGCCTCAACCTCAGGATCCATATACTCCGTATCCCCAGATTCATCCGTCATCGGCGGCAGCGGCATGCCGAGCTGTTGCTCAATCTGCTTGCGATACTCAAAGCCCAAGTGCTCATTAATATGCGCCATCATTGCCGCAGCCATCTGTTGCGCTTGAGGATTGTTCTGCAACAGCTGCTGGATCTTAGGATCCTGCATAGCAGCCATGTGGACCTGAATGTGAGCTTGATGGTCCTGATTAATAAAGGCCTTAACCGGCTTCATCATCAAAACATTCTGGTTCTCACTCACCGGATCCAGCGGACGCATGTCATCTTCCATCGGGACGAGCTTTTCCGCATCCTTAATCCCCATCACATCCAACATCTGCCGATTGAGTAGCGGCATGTTAAAAAGTTGAGGATTAGACTGAGCCATCTGGAAAACAGCCTGCATCTGAATGATCTTCTGCGCCATCGTCGCAGCGTTCGGATCAGATACCGGAATAACATCTACATCGTCATAGTCCGATCGCTTAGCAAAACGCGTCCCAACATCCGGCTCATACGAATAATCAGGCGGCGTATAGGCCGCAATAATCTCTTTGAGCAGGCCCAATTCTTGCTTCATTGAGTAATGAACACGCGCTTGAATCGCGGACATGTTCTTCAATGTTCTTTCAAGAATTGCCAGGGTTGTACCCACGGGAGCTTGAGAGGACATATCACTGATCTGAAGATCAGTTGAGTTAGCCGCCCGTCGACCCTCTTCAACAATCTTATCCATCAAACCCGCAAGAACCTGACTCGGCTCTTTATAAGGAAGCGGAAGAAGGTTGTCTCTCAGAGTCCCAGAGGGAACGTCAACATCTCGCCACTCTCCCGGAGAGATGGGCGTATCGTCCCCTTTAACCCGCATGCCACGAGTTTTAAAACCACCCGGCAAATTAGACAACGTCCCCGCATCTACAAGCTGACGAATGAGAGAAGTGCCACTCTTGGCAAACGCGCCAATAAGATGGATCAGGCCAAAGTAGTAAAAACCAAAGCCTGGTACGTAGCCGTAGTGAACAAAGTGCTGGCGCTTACAGTGAGTAGCATCTCCCTCTTCCCAGTTCCTACGAATAGCCAGGATTTGTTGGGTGCCCTTTTCAATCGTGACTACATAAGGCAGAGCAATCCCAGTGGGTTCTCCATCTTCGTCCGTATGCTCAAAGCCAGCAAGGTCAAGATCCACGTGCATTTCAAGGATCTTGTAGCGATCGTCAGAGGTAGCCCTAAAACCTAGCTTTTCCGCGATCTTCTTCTCGACTTCATCAAGAATGTTATCTGGGGCACCGAGATCGATATCCCGATAAAAACCTGCAACCTGCAGTTTTTTGAGCTCGTTCTCCGTCTTGCGCATGACGTGAGTCACACGGGGAGAGGTCTCAAGATTGGCCGCACCGTAAGGGACGACCATATCTTCAGCCGGCACAAAGATAGAGACCTGACGCTCAAAAGAGGGATCGTAGTAAACCTTCTTAAAGGCATTCCCCGAAAGACCCAAACCCCACAACATTCTTTCGTGTTCTGGGCGGTACTCTTTCATAACATCGGTCAGCTGGTAGTTCATATCAGCTTGAACGCGTTCCGCTGCCTGCTTTTTGTCCGATGTTTCCTTACCAATAATTTTGGTACGCACAGGACCGGCCGCCGGGAAGGTGGCCATCATGGTTTCAGATTGGAACTTAACCAAGGCTTCAGACAACATGGGGTGATAAACACCACACGCCCCTTCCCAAGGTTCAGCTCGGTCTTCAATTTTTAGACCCAAGAGCTCCAGACCATCTACATAGGTCTGCATCCAATCCCTACGGGAGGAGACGTCTTCTTCAAACTCACCCAGAAGATCGCCAGCAATCATTTGAAGCTCTTGCTCGCCCATCTCTTCAGCCAAGTTCATGCTGAACTCCGGCTCCCCGGGTCGGATCTCCAGCTCCATGCCATCAATACCGATGGTCACCGATTCGGGATCTTCAATCGCAATCTCAAAAATCGGATCTTGCGAAACCTCTTCGTTTAGCCCAAGCGGCGCCTGGTTAAATACCTTCTCGATGGCCATAGTTAGTCCTCTAATTGATTGCAAAGCTCATCAAAGGTCAAATCCTTTGAACTACCTAGAAATTCCACGCTAAACATGTACCTATCTCCAACATGGTTGATCACCATGTGAGGCACCTGCGTGTTAAACGCGTAATAAGTCTCTGGAAAGTACGGGATCCGTCGAAAACGAAAAGTTATCAATGGCTCGCCATCCATAAACAAACAATCGCTCTGCACATCCTGCAAAAGCATGTTGATGCTGACCTTACGTTCTGTGTCTGTATGCCAGTTATAGCAAGTGCTCTCCGGCATCCTTAAGATACCGGCATGAAAGGAGTGCCTTTCAGCTAGCTTGGTAAAAAACGGGTCTTTCAACAAAATTGTTACCGGTACAGGCAAGGCTCTAAAGTTGTAGTACGGCATCCACTCGTCAATCAAAGACTGCTTAACAAGCTCCATCAGGGGCTTAACAATGTTTGATCGGCCGATAGGCTTATACATCAGTAGTACTCTCGTTTCCGTGGATACACCGGCTCGTCTTCTTCGTCCAAGGTCGTTCGGATGAACCCGCCACGCCTAAAACGCATGAGCGCCAAAGATACAGTATCTACATAGTCATCATGTTCTCCGGCAGGAAAACTGGCAACTTCATCAATCACCTCTTCAGCCCACTGAGTGTTAGGCGCCCACACCCTAGCCGAGGCAAAAATGTCTGACACCGCGTTCAATCGGGCGATCTTGTCGTTACTCTGACCTGCCTTACCTCTCACAGGGGTAAATTCCTGAACCGGGATCCCCATAGCTCTAAGCTCATAGATCAACGGACCACCAGAGGCCTTCTTTTCAATCATCACCGAGTCAGGATCCCACTCCTTATAAAGCTCCAAGGTCTTTCTTTTAAGCTCAGGGAACTCAATACGGTCTCTTTCGGCGTTCAATAAAATAATATTGGCCTGTTCTATCCCATTATCGTCCGCTTGATAGAACACACCCCAAATCGTAAAGGCAGAATAGTCAGCCTTATTGTGTGCTTCATACGCCGTATCGGCTGCCATCAGGACAAAATCACACGGAGGAGGATGCGGCTCTTCCCAAACCTGCCACCACTCTCTCTTAACAATAGCCGAAGCCTCAGAGGTGGGATTTTGCTGGTACTGCGCCATCCATTTCGAGTTAGGCAGTTCATCTTTTAGAGCTTGCAGCTCTTTAAGACTCCAAAACTCGGGCCACAATGGGTTATCAGAGGGCAAAATCGCAGGAAATTCAATGACTTCCCACTCATCTCCGCCTCTTTGGGCAGAGGCTCTTAAGACCTGGCCGGTCAAATCACGCTTAGACCAGCGGGTTTGCACAATAATAATCGACCCGCCAGGCTGTAAGCGCTGCCGAGGACCAGAGGTAAACCACTCATAGACCTTATCGTAGATTTCAGGACTTGTTTCAGCCAGAGTGGCCTCTTGTTCACTATGTGGATCGTCAATAATTAAGAGATCCGCACCCTTACCGGTCACCGCACCGCCCGTCCCGATAGCAAAATACTCACCATTTCTATTGGTCGACCACCGTCCTGCCGCTTTAGAGTCTGTTCTAAGCGCTACGTTAGGAAAGATCTTGGTATAGGTCTCCCCATCCACAAGGTTTCTAACCTTGCGACCAAAACCTACAGCCAATTCAGCCGTGTTAGAACACTGAATGATCTTCTTATCCGGGTACTTACCCAGAAACCACGCCGGCAAAAGATAAGAAGCAAACTCAGACTTCGTATGCCGAGGAGGCATGTTGATAATTAGCCTTTTCAACTCCCCCTTAGCTACCCGCTCAAAGGCTCTTGCCATCACGGCATGGTGTCGACCAGAGATAAAGTTAGGCCACATGGTCTTAACAAAGGTTAAGAACTCCTGTTGACCTCTCTCCCGCTTAACAGAGTTAGCGTACTCGTCCGCTATCTCTAAAAGATGTTCCCTCTGCCCCTCGGGCATGGCATCTATAACTTTGAGAAGCTTGTCCTCAGGGAGACTCTTCAAGATCTCAAACAGATCACTCAATGTTCCTGATCCTCAAGTAAGAAGGTCTAATAGTCCTAGCCGCACCTTTGATGTACTTGCAGTAACCCAACTCCACAAGTCTCTTCATCTTCCTATGAACGTTACCCCGACCCTTAACCTTTAAGACAGTCATAAGGTCATCCACGCTCGGCCCATAGCCGAACTTCTTCCACCACTCATCTATCACTAAGTAAAGATCATGTTGTGCCGGGGTCATAAGTCAACTCCGTTATAAACACAGGGGTGTGCTCCCCAACCCAAGACCCCAAGATGTTGTACTCAAAGTGCTCAATCGCTTCTTCCCACGTCATCTCTTCATGGGTAACAAGCAGCTCCACACACTTTTCCCTGGAGTACGCCGCAACCAACATCCCACACCGTTCGGCGTAGCCGATAAGGGCTTGGTCAAAAAAGTCATCTAACAAAAGAGCCTCTTCATTCAGCTCCCCAATCATTTCTTTCAGCGCTTCTGCCATAGCCTGCTCCATAACACTGTTACTTTCCTATAAGCACCCATAGAGATCAGCTCCTCTTCAGTCTTCTCCATCCCACCCGGCGCCACGTAAATTCCCTGCTTCGTATAGTGCGGCACCCAAGGCTGAGACATAACAAAGTACATAACAGCCTGATCCCCACCCATCTTCGCTTCCATAGCATCCTCAGTACAAATATACCCATCCCCAAATTTACAAAATATACCCCCCGGGGGTCAAGCATTCAAACAACAAGGGGGGGGTATTACCTAAAGCAATTATCGATAATTCCTACTTTAACAAATGTTAAAGTAGAGATCATCGATGATCATCATCGATAATTAGTACTTTAACATTGTTAAAGTACGGGGCGGGGATGAGTGACTCGCTAAAGTCACTGGATCGGATGAGTGGAAGCGCAAACGGAAATGATCCGATGTGCGGAATACTAAGCTATGGCTGTGCGCAGAGCCCGGCCGATTCAGGGGGCGCCCCCCTCCCCATGGGTCTCGCCGGCAGAATCGACAAGCCCCTCCCCCGCCGGCTTGAGCTCGGCCAATAGGTCCGGCTCGATAGCCTGGACATCGACCACAGCCAGCGCCTGACGCAGTGAATCGACCAGCCGGGTCCGAGCGTCGCCCGACTCTGTAACCTTGACGAGCTCGCGCCGCTCCGTGAATGCAGCAACCTCCGTAACCTTGCCAAGTAGTTCCAGAGCACGCAGCCGTTGCGCATCTTTCACGTCCGGGTTGACCGCCATCGCTGTCAGCTGTTCGATGACCAGGGACCGCAGCGCGGCCGGGGTTGCGTATCTCTTCGCCTCAGCTGCCACCTTGAACGCTTCTATCTGCAGGGCCACTCTCGGGTTGGCACAAAGCCGCGCCCCTTC